GTCCCGGCCTTGCGCGCGGTCGGCGTCGGCTTTGCCGGCGTCGGCGCGACGATCGCGACGGCAATTACCGCGCTCAAGGGCTTTGCCGGAACGACCGAGATTTTGTCGCGCCTCTCCCGCGAAACCGGCATTTCGATCGACCGGATGCGCGACCTTGAGGCGGTCGGCCGGCGGCTCGGCATATCGGCTGGCGAAATGCGCGCGGGCTTTCGCGACTTTGCCGCCGAGATGCACAAGACGCGGCTCGGCATCGGCGAAAGCGCCAAGGATTTGCGGCTCCGCGGCCAGGGCGAATTTGCCGAGCAATTGCGCCATACCAAGACCAACGCCGAAGCCCTTGAGCTCATCCTCAACAAGCTCGACCAATTGCACGATCCGCAACACCGGCGCGATTTTCTCAAAAGCCGCGGGCTACCGCCGGGCCTCGCCGACGCTAACCGCAAGGAACGCGAAAAGCTTATCAAGGAATGGCGCGACAGCGTTGGCGCCACGACCAAGGAGGACGAGAACGCCGCCGATCAATTCGAACATTCGATTTGGCGCATGGGCAACGCTTTCGAGGCGCTCACGCAAAAGCTCACGACCGAGGGGACGCTCGACACGTTCACCAAGTCGCTCAACAGTATCGCCGACCTGGTCCCGCGCATCATCAAGGGCATTAACGACCTCTCGACGTTCTGGGGCACGTTCCAGCAATTTATGGGGGTATCGCCGGCCGCACCGCAAAAAATGTCCTACAGCGGCGGCACGTTCGGCGGCGCGCAAGTTATGCGCGCCTCGCTCACTGGCGGCGGTGACGAGAAAGCGAAAGAGACGATCGCCGAGGGCGTTGTCGAGGGCCTGAAAAAATGGGCGCTCGAGGAAGGTGCGCCCGAGGGACCGGGCGCGCATGGCGGCACCGGCGGCGGCAGCACATTCGGCGGTGCCCCGGTGATCCGCGCCTCGCTCGGCGGCGGCAGTCGCGGCGGCGATGGTTCGGGCAGTGCGAGCTCGCCAATGGGGAGCAAGGTCGCCGAGGCCATCGGCGGCGCGTCTCCCGACCAGGCCGGCCGGCCCTCCCGTATCCAGGGCGCGGTGACGGTCGGCGGGCAAACATTCGGCTACGCCTCGGGCGGCCGCGGCCGCGGCTCGGTGCCGTTCGGCGACTATCCGATCAATTTCGGCGACATTGGTCCGGTCGGGCGGCGGATCGGGTCGATCGCCGGGCTCGGCGGTGCCGGCGGCACGATCGACGACCCGCGCTATCCCGGCCGTCCGCGCGCCGGTATCCAGATTCACCCCGGCTCGGGCGCGACGCTCGACCGGCTTTATACGCAAGGATGCTTTGCCGTCCCGCGCCAGCAATGGCCGGCGTTCAAACGGGCGCTTCTGGAGCAAGCCAAAAACGGGCCGTTGATGCTGCATATCGGCCGCGACGGCCGCGCCGAGGTCATGACGCGCCAGGACTACGAGGCGCGCCACGCCAGGCCGCCGGCGCCGGTCGCCAAGCCGCAAAGCGACGCACCGCGCCCGCCGGCGGTGCCGCGCGAAAAAATGATGGATGCCGCGGCGCGATCGAGCCAGGTCGCGCGCATCGAGGGCGCGGCATCCGTCCGCATTGATCTCGCCGGCTACGGGCGCGCGCCGAACAACTCGACGCCGTCGGCCGGCACCTTTTCCGACGTGCAATTGCACCGCGGCAATACCATCCCGTACGCGAGCGAAAGCGCATAAATGGCCGTTCCACTCTGGCGCATGATGCTCGTGCCGGCGAGCTTTCGCATGGCGCCGTTCCATGTCGACGCCAACTCGCGGACCTCGGGCCGGCGCGTCGTCTTGCACGAGTTTCCAAAGCGCGACACGCCGTATGCCGAGGACATGGGCCGTTCGGCGCGGCGCTTTCCGGTGACCGGCTATGTTATCGGGCCGGATTATCAGATATGGCGGGAGCTCCTCGTCCTCGCGCTTGAGTCCGAGGGGCCGGGCTTGCTCACTCTGCCGACCTGGTTACAGCGCGATACCTTCCTCGTGCAACCGCGCGAATACACCGTGCGCGAGACGCGCCAGGCCGGCGGCATGGCCGAGTTTGAAATGCAATTCGTCGAGGCCGGCGAGGCCGGCTTTTCGACCAACATCGGGAGCCAGGACCAGGCGCAAGCCGCGGCCGACAATACCGAGGGGCAAACGGTTACCGCCTCGGGTGACGAGCTCGGAAACACCGGCAACAGTTTCGGCGCCGGCGGCTCCGAGGATGCCGTATTCGGCGATACCGCGCCGGGCACCGGCACCGGCACCGGCGGCGGTGGCACTGTGACAATCGGCGAGCCGGAAATCGGCAACCCGGCCGGCGATCTCGGCGGCGGCGGCTAAATGCAACAACTCGCGCGCGAGGAAGCGACCAGGGTCGTCGCGGCCGTGATTGCCGACCTTGCCGCGACCATTACCATTGATCCCGGCCGGCCGGGCTCGCTGTTCCGGCTCGCGGTCGGCGACCTCCTCGCCGACGCCGAGCAACTGATCGAGACGGCCGCGATCGCCGCGCCGCTCGCCAACGTGTTCGATCTCGCCCGCGCCGCCGGCGCGACCGTCGAGCAATTAGAGGCCGTGCGCCGGCGTACCATCCCGATCGCGGTGCGCTATTTCCCGGCCTGGTCGGTCGGCAATACTTGTGTCCGGTGTTTGCTGGTGCAAATGGCGCGCATCCTCGCCGCCATGACGTTCGCCAGCCGATCGCAAATCGACACCTATATCGACGGCATCAACAGGGCCTTTGACAATGCCGAGACGGTCGCCGCCAACGCCAGGGACCAAGCCTCGTATCGCTCGCTCGTCTCGCTACACGCGGCGGTCACCTACGACCTGACGACGCGGGCGCGGCCGTTGCCGACCATCGTCGTCTATGATTTCGCCGCGGTGCGGCCGGCGCTGTGGATTTGCAACCGCCTCTACGGCGGCGAGGAGCGCACCGGCGAGCTCGTCGCGGAAAACAAGCCCGTCCATCCCGCATTTATGGCAATGCCGGTGCGGGCCTTGTCGCAATGAGCCATGCCGAAACCGCAAGAAATCTGCATCGTCCAGGCGGCCGGCACGAATTACCAATTCTGGAAAGAGGTCGAGGTCGTCCGCGATCTCAACGAGGAGGTTTCGCAAGCCTCGCTCGTCGTCGCCGAGATCGGCGACCTTAACAAAGGCTGGAAATCGTTGCGGCTCCCGCCGGGAGTTCCGGCCAAGGTGACGCTCGCCGGCCAACTGGCGGCGACCGGCGCGGTCGCGGTGCGCCAGGTCGTCTATGACGGGCAAAACCATAACGTCAAAATCGTCGTCCAATCGAAAATTGCCGATCTCGTCAAGGGCACGCTCGACCTGCCGCCGGGGCAATTCAAGAATCAAACGCTGTCGCAACTCGCCAACGCGGCACTCAAGAAATTCGGCATCTCGTTTTCATTGCGCGGCGCGGTCGCCGGCGCCGACAAAGTATTCGAGCGCGTTAGCGTCCATTGGGGCGAAAGCCCGTTTCAGTTTGTCTTGCGGCTCGCACAAATGCGAAACATTCACATCATGGACGACGCGCTCGGCAACATGATCGGGATACGCGGCGGCGGCCAGGTCGTCGCCGAATTGCAAGAGGGCCGCAATATCCTCTCGGCGGAATTGATCTGGACGAATAACTCGGCGGTGAGCGATATCATTAGCGACACCGACCAGCACGGCAACGACGAGCATTGGGGCGACAAGGCGCGCGCGCAATCGGCCAAGGCGACCAACAAGAACTATACCGGCGCGGTGCCGAATATCTTGCGGCTCATCGCGCCGCAACCGGGCGACGTCAAGGACGCACAAATGCACGCAAACCACATGGCCGACCTCAACGCGGCGACCATGTTCCAGGCCAACGTCACGCTCGCCGGCTGGCTCCGCGACAACGGCAAGCTCTGGCTCAACGAGGTCGGCCAACTGATCGAGCTCTATTCGCCCATGCTGTTGCCGAGCGACCGCGCCACGCTCGGAATCCAGGCGGTGACCGCGCGGCAGAACGACCAAACCGGCACGACGACGACGCTCACGCTCGTTTTGCCCGACCGTCTCGGCGGCCGCGATCATTACGACACCAGCAAAGGCGACGCCGCGGGCGGCGACACCGAGGCGGCGCCGTCGACGCCCGGCGAGTCCGTTCCTTACGCGCCGAACGATATCTAAAATGCGTTTTTCCACGCGCACGGTCGGCGACCGGGTCGGCAACGCAATCAAGCGCGTCACCGTCGAGACGACCAACGAGGACCCGAAATTTCGCGAGGCGCAAGTCAGTCTCTACGCACAGGAAAAGCAAAAGGAGATCGAGCATTTCGAGCCGTACGGCCTGACCTCGCGCGTCAAGCAACCGACGGACGGACAGGGCGGCGCCAAGGAAAAGGCGGAAGGCCTCATGGTGTTTACCGGCGGCAACCGCTCGCAAGGCGCGCTCGTCGTCGTCGGCGATCGCCGCTACCGGCTCAAGGGCTTGAAAGAGGGCGAGGTCGCGCTTTACGACGACCAGGGCCAGAAGGTCCACATTACCCGCGACGGCATGATGGTCGACGGGGGCAAAAGCAAAAAGCCGGTGACGGTGACGGTCGGCAACGCGACCGCCTATGTGTCCGACGGCCTGATTAAAAACAAGATCGGCGACGTTGCAACGTATGTGCAACCAAAGCGCGTCGACCTCGGCAAGAAAAATGCGCCGTATGCGGTGATGACGAGCGCCGGCCCGAGCAAGCGCGTGTTTGCCGTGATCGACGAGCCTGACGATGGGTGATCTCCGGCTATTCGACATTGTCACGCCGTTTGTCGTCACCTTCGACCTGTTGCAAAAGCGCGACGGGCTGATCGACGAAACCGAGGCGCTCGCGAGCGCGGTCATTGTTGCGCTCGGCACGCACCGCCGCGCCAATCCCGACGATATCTTGCCGACCGACAGCGACGACCGGCGCGGATGGTGGGCCGACGAAAATGCGGACACTCTTTGGAACGGCTGGCCGATCGGCTCGCGGCTATGGTTGCTTGAGCGGCACAAAATTACCGGCTTTGAAGCGCGCCAGGGCTCGAGCCTGGCGCGCGTCGACAGTTATGTGCGCGAGGCGCTGCAACCGTTCATCGCGCAACGCATCGTCTCGCGCGTCGACGTCGAGGTCACGCGCCCCGACGTACAAACGATCGTCGCGCGCATAACGCTCTGGCGCGGGCCGTTGCCGGCGATCCAGTTGCAGTATCAAGCCCTCTGGAACGAGATCGGACAGTAAATGCCCTGGTCGACGCCGAGCCTCGACGACGTCCGCAAGCAAAACCGCGACTATATCACCGCGCGCCTCCACTCGGCGGCAATGGTGCCGAATAGCGTCTTGCGCGTGTTGTCCGACGGCAATGCCGGCCTCGCGTATCTCGTCTTGCTCTACATTGATTGGCTGGCGTTGCAATTATTGCCCGACACCGCCGAGACGGAATGGCTCGACCGTCATGCCGCGATATGGTTGCCGGGCGGTGGCCGCAAGCCGGCGACGTTTGCAACCGGATCGGGCACGGTGACCGGCATCGTCGGCTCGATCGTGCCGCAAGCAACGCAATTGACCGGATCGGTCGGCGGCGTGCTTTACGAGACATTGTCGCAAATCACCGTCGACACCGTCGCGACGCCGGTCGATATCCGCGCCGTCGATCCCGGCATTGCCGGCAATCTCGACGAGGGCTCGAGCCTGTCGTTTGTCAACGCGATCGCCGGCGTCGACGGCGGCGTGACGATCGTCGAAATGAGCGGCGGCGTCGATGCCGAAAGCGACGACGCCTTGCGCGAGCGCGTGCTTTTTCGAATCCAGCAACCGCCAATGGGCGGCGACGCCAGCGATTATGTCGCATGGGCGCTCCAGGTCCCCGGCGTGACGCGCGCCTGGTGCTATCCGAATGAAATGGGAATCGGCACCGTGACCGTGCGCTTTATGTGCGACGACTTGCGCGTCGACCAGGGCGGCTTTCCGACGCAAGACGACGTCGACACCGTGCAAGCCTATCTCGACGAAAAGCGCCCGGTCGCGGTCAAGGAGTGCCATGCGTTTGCGCCGATCCCGTTCCCGATCTCGTTCAAGGTGACCGAGCTCGTCGGCGACGACGCGGCAACGCGCGCGGCGATCGAGCAAGCCGTCATCGACATGCTGTATGCGCGTGCGATCCCAGGGCAAACGATTTTCCGCTCATGGATCGACGAGGCGATATCGAACGCGATCGGCGAGGATCACCACGACCTTATCTATGACGACACGCCCATGCCGGCGCCCGGCTACCTGGCGGTGCTCGGCTCGATCCTTTACGGCTAGGCCATGACGGACAAACACGTCCGCCGTAGCGGCGACGATTACGTCGACGCGCTGGCGGCGCTGTTGCCGACCGGACCGGCCTGGCCGCGCGAATACGATTCTACGTTGATGAAATTGCTCGGCGGCCTCTGCCAAATCTGGGGCTTTGTCGATAGCCGCGCCGCCGATCTTTTAGAAACCGAATCCGACCCGCGCACGACGGTCGAGCTGTTGCCCG